TTTGATGCGGCTGTAACAGCTTTGCTTGCCAGAACGCTAGAACTCCATCTAAACCGAACAATCAACCTGGAGAACCTTTACAAATGACCCAAGAAGCAGTTATCAGAGCATTACAAAACGGCCCACTAACCTCTTACCAAATAGAGGATTTAACAGGCATCCCAAGACTATCTATTGCAGCTTGTTGCACAAAGATGAGTTACAAGAAGAAACTAAAAATCGGAAAAGTCAAGATGGGTCGTTCTTGGGTTTCTCAGTACACCTTAGCGCCACATATGATTGAGGCTGAGAAGGTAGAAGAGGCTCGTGATCTGCTAAACCCGTTTGACATCAGAAACGCTAAAGGCATCTTCACTAAGTCTGAATATGCTTCTATGAACGCACAGGCTGTTCGTTTGTTTGGCAGAAAACCAACAAATGAAATCACAAATAATCAATTTATTTGATACAATGTTTTGAAACACGGCTAGATGGGGCTTGATCTCCCCATCGAAAAGCGAGCCTCTCCGCCTGCCGATTGTTTCTTTCAGTAGAGGACTGAGCTAGGAAAAATCATGCTATTGCAGCCTAAAAATTGGGCCGTCTTTCAACATTACAAAGACAGATGCCCCCCTTGGATAAAACTTCATCGTGACCTGTTAAACGATAGGTCTTATATGCGCTTGCCTATTGCTAGCAAGGCACTAGCACCTATGCTCTGGTTGCTTGCAAGTGAATCAAAAGATGGTGTTTTTGATGGCTCACTAGATGAGCTAGTCTTTCGATTGCATATCACGCCAAAAGAATATCAAGATGGAGTTAAGCCATTGATTGATAACGACTTTTTCATACTTGTTAGCGGAGTGCTAGCAGAACGCAAGCAAGTTGCTATCCCAGAGACAGAGGGAGAGACAGAGACAGAGACAAAGAAGAAGGCAACTAGCGTTGCTTGCCCACCAGATGTTTCTCAACAAATTTGGAATGATTGGGTAGCCTTGCGTAAAAGCAAAAAAGCACCGATTACACAAACTGTTTTGAATGGTGCTATTGCTGAAGCAAAGATACTTGGTTGGCCTTTGGAGAAATTTTTGGCTGAATGGTGCAGCCGAGGTAGCCAAGGCTTGAAAGCTGAGTGGATTGTTAAGCCAAACCCTGCCGACAAAGTAAGGCTAACTGTTGCGCCATCAAATGAGCCTGACCCTGCTTTACTGAAGATTGCAGAAGATGCGAAAAAGGCCGCACCTATTCCGCTAGAAGTATTGGCTAGGATGGCTCAAATAAGGCAAAAAGCATGAACTACTTTGAAGCCATGAGACTGCTAGACAAGGTGCGTGAAGGCGTACCTTACCCACTACACCTGATAAACCAAGCCTTAGAGCTTACTGGCGACTTGGACTAGGGTATATACCTATGGACTTATCTCAAACACTCCTTAAAAATCACCTTAAGTATGAAAATGGTTTTTTGTACTGGATTGATTTTTCTATCAGACCTAACGCAAAAAAAACAGCTTTAGGTAATTTGATGCCGAATGGCTATGTTTACATGAAGTTTTTTAAGAAGGCTGCTTATGTTCATAGATTGATATTTTTATACCATCATGGATATCTTCCAAAATATGTGGATCACATAAATGGAAACAAGCAAGACAACAGGATTGAGAATCTTCGTGAGGTTACAAGATGTCAAAACATGATGAATGTTAAAAAGACATCATTGAATAAATCAGGTTTTAAGGGTGTTTCGTTTAATAGAAGAATGAATAAGTGGGTTGCTCAAATCAAACAAAATAAAAAACATTTTTACTTGGGTGCTTTTAATAGCCCTGAAGAGGCACATGAAATGTATCGACAGAAAGCGGTACAACTTCATGGCGAATATGCAAATTTTGGTTGAAACATGAGTTACAGCAGAAAAAACATATCCAATGTTGGAGACAGAGTTGTTTTAGAGAAAGCCGAAGCAAGGGAAATATTCCGAACTTGGCAATCCCAGAGAGACAATGATTTTGTTCGTGCCAGGCTTGAGCGTTGCGAAAAGGTCTATGGATCAGGAGCAAGAGATCGGGTCAGGTTTTATATGCGTCAAATGAAAGATGGACAAATTGAATGAACTATTTATCGGTATGTAGTGGGATAGAGGCAGCAACAGTTGCTTGGCATCCTCTAGGTTGGAATCCTGTTGGATTCTCAGAAATCGAGTCTTTTCCGAGCCAAGTGTTGAAACATCATTATCCAACAGTCCCCAATTTGGGCGACATGACAAAATTTAAGGAGTGGCAAATTGAATCAAATTTCGATGTTTTCGTTGGAGGAACACCATGCCAGTCTTTCTCAGTCGCAGGACTCAGAAAAGGATTGGATGACCCTCGTGGTAACCTCATGCTTACCTATCTTGCCATTGCTAAACAACATCGCCCCCGTTGGTTGGTCTGGGAGAATGTCCCCGGCGTTTTGTCCTCCGCTGATGGACGGGACTTTGGTAGCTTCCTCGGAGGGCTGGCAATCTGCGGGTATGGGTTCGCATACAGGGTGCTTGACGCTCAGTACTTCGGAGTGGCCCAAAGACGCAAACGTGTGTTCGTTGTCGGATATCTTGGAGACTGGCGACCTGCCGCAGCGGTTCTTTTTGAGCGAGAGAGCTTGCAAGGGAATCCTCAACCGAGCCGACAAAAGGGGGAAAGAACTTCCGAAAGCACTTCATCAAGCGTTGACGAAAGTGGCATCCAGCACACTGTAGGGACACTTTGTGCTGACACACACCCTGGCAGTTATAGCGGTCAGGATGCCTATACAGGAAGATTAGTCCCAACTGGTGTGCCAGACGTTATGGCTACCCTGTTATCGTCAACTGCTGGCATTTCAAGACCTGGCAATGCCGTAACTGAGCATGAAACGTATATTCCAATGACAAGTGCATATTCGATCCGAGAAGATGCCAAAGCCAACACTTTTAGTGCCACAGAATTAGAGGTTGCAAACGCTCTTAAAGCACTACAACCAAGCCCTCAATCCCATCATGCACAGACTTTTATTGCCCAACCGATTGCGGTGAGAAGATTAACGTGTGTAGAGTGCGAGAGATTACAGGGTTTCCCAGACCATTACACCGACATCAAACCCAAGGGAAAGCCTACCGCTGATGGCCCAAGATACAAAGCATTGGGCAATAGCATGGCAGTCCCAGTAATGAACTGGATCGGACAAAAGATACAAAAAGTTGAGGATTTAATCAAATGACATTTATGGTGACATTCAAAGTAGACGCTAACCCAGTTGGCAAACAAAGGGCAAGGTATGTCAAGAGGGGAAACTTTGTGCAAACTTACACCCCTGAGAAAACTAGAACCTATGAAACCTTAATCAGGGATTCTGCAATCGAGGCCATGGGTAGTTCAGAACCATTGGAAACCCCTGTTAGCCTTTATCTTTACATCCGAGTGCCAATCCCCAAGTCATGTACTAAAAGGCGGTTAGAAGCCATTTCTAATGGGTCAGAGAAGCCAACAAAGAAGCCTGATGCAAGTAATATCCTCAAGAGCGTAGAAGATGGCATGAACGGGGTTGTTTACCATGACGACTCGCAGATCATAAACATCCACGTTACTAAGGTTTATTCAAGTCTGCCAGGCGTGGATATTTGCGTTAAGGAGTGTTTGGAATGAGAAACCCGTTTGAGATTATTGAGCCAACTTGCATCAGCTTCTCGGGAGGCAGAACATCGGCATTTATGCTCTACAAGGTTTTAGAGGCTCACCACATGAGCCTACCGCCCGAAGCAATCGTATGCTTTGCCAATACAGGCAAGGAGGATGCCGCTACCCTAAAGTTTGTCCATGATTGCGAAACCCATTGGGGAGTGCCAATAACTTGGATTGAATACGATGGAGTAGACGAGGTAAAAGATCGATGGAAAATCGTCAATTACCAGACTGCCAGCAGAGAAGGGCAACCTTTTGAGGCAATGGTTGAGCGTAAAAAGTATTTGCCAAACACTTTTGCTAGGTTTTGCACCCAAGAACTCAAGATATTGCCCATCGACAAGTACATGAAAAGCCTTGGGCATGAGGATTATGTGACTTTTGTCGGCATCAGAGCAGATGAGCAAAGGCGTGTTGCCAAGATGAAAAACAACAAAGACATCAAAGAAACACCACTTGCGACCGCAGGGATTGGAGTTAACGATGTCTTAGACTTTTGGTCTAAGCAGCCATTTGACCTTGATACTGTGACTGTCAATGGGAACTCATTGTTGAGCAATTGTGATCTTTGCTTCTTGAAAAAGGCAGATCATTTGATGGGGCTGATTATCAACAAACCCGAAAGAGCGATTTGGTGGGCAAACATGGAGAAAAAGGTTGGCGCTAGGTTTAACCAGGCACACCCAAGTTATGTTGACATGATGCACTTCAATGCCAAACAACAGGGCTTATTTGATCCCGATGAGGAATCAATAGCGTGTTTTTGCGGAGATTAGGGTAAATCCCTATGGTATTACGCAAGCAAATAGGTAAGATTTAATTTTTAACAGGAGTAACGACATGGAAAACAAGTACGAATTTGACACAACCGCAGGTGCGGGTAGCGAAGTGGTAACGATTGTCTACCACTATGAACACGATGGAGAAACCAGTTACAACGAGAACATCGAGGAAATTTGGTTTGAGGGTCGCAACGTCATAGGTCTATTCTCTGATGAGCAATTCAAAGAATTAGAGATGGAAGCGGCAATGCGGTTTCAGCATCACAAGCAAACTAAAGGTCAAGAAGTGGATTTTGAGCCATGAACGAACCAACCAAAGCAATTCAATACCTAATCGACACCGCTCCTTTGTATGCAAAAGCAAAAGCAGATCGGATGTACTTGGAAGAGTTTAGAAAATCCCGCAAAGCCCAATTAATGAGCCAAGCGGGAACAGAGGTTTTAGGTAAACAAGAGGTTTATGCTTATGCTCACGTTGATTATGTTGAGATATTAGAGGGCATCAGAGAGGCCGTCACTCTTGAGGAGGAATATCGGTTTTTAATGAGGGCAGCAGAAGCAAGAATTGAGGTTTGGAGAACAAACCAATACTCAGCTCGAATGGAAATCAAGGCAACCCAATAATGCAATCAAAGAATAAACCTAAACCCACCGCAGGGGAAAGGTTGCACATTGCCAAAATCAAACTCATGCCATGCATCATTTGCCAGGCACAAGCCCCAAGCGAATGCCATGAGATAAACCAAGGTCAATGGTTCACATCAATGCCACTTTGTGCGGATTGCCACAGAGGATCGGTGAACGGGATTCATGGTCAACGCAGACTATGGAACGTCTACAAAATGGATGAGTTGGCAGCACTCAACGAGACAATCCGACTATTGATGGACAACAAAAAGCCCTCTAGGATCGATTTAAACGAGTTTTGAGCGGTTTTTTATCATCGGT